ACGAAGCCTCAGAAACTGAAGCGACAATCTACAGTTTGGTTGGCGTTACCTGCAACATTACTGTGTCGCCAACTGCAGCAGGTTTAACTACACCAACGGCAACAGCGCCAAAATACACTTTGACTGGTTGTTACCTTGCAAGCCACACACCAATTTCGGCATCGCTTGGCGAGCTGTCAACAATCACATTGACATTTGCTGGTGGCGCACTAACTAAAGCAGTTTCATGATCTTGCGGCGTTGGCCGCTGAGAACTAATAAAGCAAGCAAAAACAAACAAAGCCGTACCGAGGGGGCGTAATGCAATTAACACTTGAAGTTCAATTTTTAGACGATCGTGAACCAGTAACAGTTGAAACAACATTGTTTTCAATTGTGTTGTGGGAGCGTAAATACAAACGCAAAGCATCTGAATTAGGTAGCGCAATTGGTCAAGAGGATTTAGCATATTTGGCTTACGAGGCATCAAAGTTGTCAGGCATTGTTGTGCCTGCAATGTTTGACGATTATGTCAAATCGTTAAAATCGTGTTTGCCAAAGGCGGCAAATGACCCAAAAGTCGACGCGGTTCCTACCGCTACGGACTAGCACAAATTCTTGTGGCTACTGGATTTTGGCCGCCACAAATACCATTCGAGGCTGACGACATGAACACAACCATTGATTTATTAAACAAAGAGCGTAAGTGATGCCAGTATCTACAACTGTTGAGGTCGTCGGTTTAAAACAAACAATTAATTCGTTGCGTAAAATTGATCCACAATTACAAAAAGATTTTAAAGCTGACGCAACGGCGATTGCACAACCAGCAATTAATGCTGGCAAAGCGGTTTATACACGTGTGCCAATAAGCAATTTTGCAAAAGATTGGACAGAAAAAAAAGAACCACGCCGACGCATTAAAGGTTTTAGCGTTGACAAAGCACAAAGCGGCGTCAAAATGCGTTTTGACACACGGCGCAACGCGGTCGGCGTAATTCTTATAGAACAAAAAGACCAGGGTGCAGCGATTTTTGAGGTTGCAGGTCGCAGAAATTCAAACCGTTTAGATACAAGTTTGCGTATTGCTGGCTATCCCGTTAGCGCTGGTCGCACTCGACTTATCGGGCCAGCCGTTTACAAAGCACGCCGAGGCATTGAAAGCGAAATGTTTAAAATGATCCAAGGCACTATTACAACCGTGCAGAAAGATCTATAGTCATGGCTTTATCTATTCCGATCATTAGCGAGTTTGACGGCAAAGGTATTGAAAAAGCCGTCAAAGAATTTAAACAGTTAGAAGGCGCTGGCGCTAAAGCAGGTTTTGCACTTAAAAAAGCAATGGTGCCAGCGCTTGCAGTTTTGGGCGGTTTAGCTACTGGTTTAGGTTTAGCGACCAAAGCAGCCGTTGAGGATCAAAAAGCACAAGACCTATTAGCGCAACAGTTGCGCACTAGCGCTATGGCTACCGATGACGTCATCAAACAAAACGAGCAATTTATATCTTCTTTGTCTATGGCAAAAGCGGTTGCGGACGACGAGTTGCGTCCAGCTCTATCAAATTTAGTCAGGGCTACTGGATCAGTCGAGGTTGCACAAGATTTAATGTCAACAGCACTTGACATATCGGCAGCCACAGGCAAAGACTTAGAAACCGTCACGTTGGCGTTAGGTAAAGCAGCCAACGGTCAAACAGCAGCATTGACAAAACTTGATCCATCGCTTAAAGGCGTCATTGATTCCGAAAGCACATTGGCAGATATTACCGACGCTTTATCTGTGTCGTTTGGTGGCGCGGCAGACATCGCAGCCAAATCGTACGAAGGTCGAATAAAGTCAATGAAAATTGCAATGGACGAAACTAAAGAAAGCATTGGCGCAGCATTGTTGCCAGTATTAGAAAAACTGTTGCAAATATTGGCACCACTAGCGGCGTGGGCTCAACAAAACACAACAGCGTTTTTAATTATTGCAGGCGTCATCGGCGGTTTTGCAGCGGCGATCGTGGTCGCAAACATTGCGATGAAGGCGTACACAATTGCTACGCAAGCAGTTACAGCCGCAACAGCGTTGTTTAATTTTGTTTTAAACGCCAACCCTATTGCCTTAATAATCATCGGCATAGTTGCGTTCATTGCTGCAATGGTTTTGCTATACAAACGATTTGAAATTGTCCGCGAAGTAGTCGACACAGTATTTAGCGCAATTAAAACAGCCGTAACAACCAGCCTAGATTTTTTGACAAGTTATTTCACAGGCGTACTAAACATCTACAAAGGCATATTCAACGCAATAGCCAAACTATGGAATGGCACAATAGGCAAATTGTCGTTTTCATTTCCGTCATGGGTGCCAGGTTTTGGCGGTAAAGGCATAAGCGTGCCAAACATACCGATGCTTGCCGACGGTGGCATTGTGACGTCACCAACGTTGGCAATGATTGGTGAGCGCGGCCCTGAAGCAGTTGTGCCATTAAATCGTGCAGGCGGTTTTGGTGGTGGGTTAACAGTTAATGTGACGGGCGGTTTGTCGACTAGCGCTGAAATAGGTCAAGCGGTTGTCAACGCAATCCGTGCATACAACAGATCAGCAGGCCCAGCACAAATACAGGTTGCCTAATGGCTGGCACAGCAGTTGTCGGTGCAGGCAACTACACACTAGAAATTGACACAGGTTTTATACAAGACGCATTTATCCTTGATGACGCAATCGCTGGCGTATTAAACAACACAACTTATGTGCTAAACGGTACAACCAATTTTGCGGACGTCACCGACGGCATAAACAGCATTATGGTCAAACGTGGCCGACGCGATCAAGGTGACCAATTTAGCGCTGGCACAATGTCGTTTAACATGCTTGACACAACAGGCATATTCAACCCGTTTGACACGTTGTCACCGTATTACGATCCGACAACAGCGCAATCAGGTTTAGCACCAATGCGCAAAGTTCAACTAGCTCGATACAACAACATTAACGTCAAAGAATATTTGTTTAAAGGTTACATAGTAAATTTTGACTACAACTTTGCGCTTGGCGGCTTAGATACTGTGACGGTTTATTGTGCAGACGATTTTTATTTGCTGGCACAAACATATTTGGCAGAATTTAACGTCAGCGAAGAATTGTCTAGCACTCGACTAACAGCAATATTGGATCGGCCCGAAGTCGCATTTCCAGCAGGACAACGCAACATCAGCACAGGCACACAAACATTAGGCGGTGCGTCAGCCTTCACAATTGCTGAGGCGACAAACGTGCTCGAATATTGCAACCAAATAAACACAGCCGAGCAAGGCCGCCTATTTATGGCACGAACGGGCGACCTGACATTTCAGCCACGAGTAGGAAACACGCTTTCGGGTTCAGTTGCAGACTTCCACGACGACGGAACAAACATACCCTACGACGCCGTAGGCATATCATTTGAAGCAGATCAAGTTGTCAACCGTGCAGCGGTTGCGATACTTGGCAACACAACTCAACAGGTTGCAAACGATGCAGCTAGCCAAGCTAAATATTTTATACAAACAGCCAGCATTACAGGTTCATTGCTACACAACGATACAGCGGCGCTGGCATTAGCAAATTACCTATTAGAACCTGAACCCGAGGCGCGTTACACGTCGCTAGGCACAAATCTAAACAAACTGACAACAGCGCAACGTGACACAGTTGCGATTATTGATATTGGCGACACAATTACTATTGAAAAGACGTTTGCGTCGGGTGCTGGCACAACCGAGTTAGCCCAGGAATTAGCGGTTGAGGGTGTCGAGCATACGATCACAGTTAGTAACGGCCATAGCGTCATGTATTTTACGTCGCCAACGACACTTGTTTATGAGCTGATACTTGACGATTTGACGTTTGGTATCATCAACGCAGATAACGTTCTAGGGTAAAGTAGGCAAATATGGCAACGAGGCAAGATTTTACAGCAGGTCAAGTTCTACTCGCATCAGAACTAGACGCAATGGCAACAGCGATGATTTCAATTAACGCGCAGACTGGCACAACTTACACAACAGTTTTAACTGATGACGGCAAACTAATTACGGCAGATAATGCTGCGTCTATTGCGTTAACTATTCCACCAAATTCAAGTGTGGCTTACGGTATTGGTACACAAATAAACATTATGCAACTTGGCGTGGGTGTTGTAACTATTACGGCAGGCGCAGGCGTTACTTTGCGCAGTAATGGCACAAAACTTAAAACTAATGGCCAATACGCGGTTGCGACTTGTTGCAAAATCGCTACCGATACTTGGGTAGTTATTGGCAATTTGTCTGCATAATTTATGCAAATTTTAGCGGGTGTAGGTAAAGCGTCAGCACCATTAGTTGTTGACTATTTAGTTGTTGCGGGCGGCGGCGGCGGGCGAAATATTTATCAAGGCGGCGGCGGCGCGGGCGGACTTCGATCAACTGTCACAAATACAGGTGGGCTCGGCTCACTTGAAACAGCATTGACGCTTGCTTTATCAACAAATTACACGGTTACTGTTGGCGCGGGCGGCGCAGCAGGCGCGCAAGGTTCTAACAGCGTTTTTAGCACTATTACTTCAACGGGTGGCGGTGTGGGAAATTCGGGTGCAGGCGGATCGGGTGGCGGCGGTATTGCAGCCAACCCAACTACGCCAGGCAGCGGTGGCACACGAACAGCATCGCCCGTTCAAGGTTTCAACGGTGGTGCAGGTTCAGGTTCGTCTTATGGTGGTGCTGGTGGTGGTGGTGGTGCTGGTGCTGTTGGCGGAACTGGTAGCGGAAATACAGGTGCAAATGGCGGCGTGGGAGTTCAAGTAGATATAACTGGCACGCTGACTTATTACGCAGGCGGCGGTGGTGGCGGTTCATATACAGGTGGCGGAAACCAATCAACGGGCGGGCTCGGTGGCGGTGGCAACGGTTCAGGTGACACAGTAGGAACAAAAACAGCGGGCGCAGCGAACACGGGCGGCGGCGCGGGTTCGGGCGGCGTTCCAGGTACAGACGTCGCAGGCGGTAGCGGAATAGTAATTCTCAGATTTCCAACAGACGCAGGCACAATAACTATTGGCGCAGGGCTTACAGGCACGACTACAACAAACGGCACAAACACTATTGCAACAATTACCGCTGGCACAGGCAATGTGAGCTGGGCATAATGGCAACATATTGGGCAGAACTTGACACAAACAATGTCGTAAAACAAGTCATAACAGGCGTTGACGATTTAATTATCGACGATATGCCAGCGCAAACTTTTTACACAAACTATGTTGGCGCAACTTGCGTACAAACTTGGATAGACCGCGACGATAAAACTTATGCAGGTATTGGCTACACATATAATTATGAAACACAAGATTTTATTGACCCATATCCACCAACGCCTAACCCGCCAGTCGAGTAGCAATGCGATGCGATACGGGCTCTTTGCGTTAATACTTATGTTGACTGCTTGCGAAACTACACGCGACAACACGATCACAGTTAAATCACGGGTTAAAAACATGACGTTAGATAATTGCAACGTGCCTGACCGATGCGGCATAACACCATGACTCGACACAGATACACGTCAGACGAATTACACGCACGCATGATCGTCACCGTAGGCGTACTACTAGCCATAGTTTTTAGCACCATAGTTTTAGGCATGACCTACGGCCTGTTGTTTGTGTCGCAACCTGAAAAACAAGCACCAAACGACGCAGCGTTTATAGATCTTATGTCAACCATTGTCGTGTTTTTGACTGGCACGTTGTCAGGCATCGTTGCGTCTAACGGCATCAAAAGCAAACCAATCAAGTAATGCCTAATCGCGCTTACATAGTTACGCAACAGCCAGTCGTAAAGTCTGCGTTGGCTGGGACAGCGGAATGGGCTCGACTTGCGTGCAAACACAGCGACGGGAGTTTGTGGAATAACGGCACATTTGTGCATCGGGACATTCGCAACAAACCTGGCACGATTAGCAATCATGCGCGCGGTCTTGCAATGGATTTGTCGTACCGTTGGCTTAATCAAAAGAAGCTTGGCAAAGCAGACGGCCGTAAAGCGTCACTAGCGTTCATTGTCAAGTGTTTAGAAAACGCTGACCATTTAGGAATACAACTTGTGATTGATTACGCAATGCAAAGGTCATGGAAATGCGACCGCGGCACATGGCAGCCGCTACCGAGTGTCGAGCAGGGCGACTGGTATCACATAGAGATTGACCCGCACGTCGCTAATGACCCGATCATTGCAAAACAGCGCTGGCAAGCCGTTTTTGGGGTATCACCGACAGAGGCAACAAAACCTGTTTAGGCTGGTCACCTACCGAGAAAGTAGGTCACTATGACATTCATCAGCAAAACCGCAATATCGCTATTTATTAGCGTGATTTCAATATTTATATTGACACCACCGCCAGCCCCAACAGCCGACGATTTAGCGCCAGCGCCAATCACCGTCTGGCAAGGCTTAGAACCAGCGTCGCCTACATCACCGACAACGGTCGTAACTACGCCTATAACGCAACCTGACGCTTGTCAGACCGTGTTTGACATGGCTCGACACGTCGGTTGGGCTGAACAAGATTTGACGCAATTGGTGGCAATCGCTTACCGCGAAAGCAGGTGCATGGCATCAGCCCACAACACAACTTTGAACCGCGACAAATCAACTGATATCGGCGTTATGCAAATTAACGATAAAACATGGTGCAAACCGTCAAAGTATTGGCCTAACGGCTACTTGCAGGCATACGGTTTGATATCTACCTGCGATGACCTGTTTGACTTAGAAAACAATTTGCGTAGCGCGTTAGCAATCTTTAGATACTCGAATGGCTGGCGTGCATGGTCACTTTAAAACATTTATTTCTTGCGACTGTCTTAACTGCGTACACGTATCTGATAATGTCAGTCACCAACAAACGAAAGGCAAGAGATGACCGAGAACATCGACCCGAGAACTGATCCACAGTTTCAAGCGCTTAAACACGTCATGGAACAGATTACGCAAAACAAAGTGCCGTTGCGTCAGCCGTGGGAGTTGGCAGCGCGTAGCACGCTTCGAGCAATCCAGCACGAGATTGACGATCGCAACGTACTTGACGACGCAGAACTAATTGACGTACTAAATCAAACACGTATTGAGATTAAATATTTGTTAAGCATCATCACCGATCTTGACGAGCGTGTTAAAGAACGTGACGCAGAAGTCAGCCGACTTGAAAGGTGGGCGCACCGTGCTAACTAAACACGAACGACACCGTATGCGGGTTGCAATGGTTGAAAGCCAAGCCAGCGCAAACGCTAAATGGACACCGCAACAACAAATGCAAGTAGATAACGCGATACGCAAAATGGCACGCATGATGCCACGCTTTACAGCCGATCAAGTTTGGTATGAGCTGGGCGTAACATTTCCCGTTACTAAAGGCATGACCGCTCGACTACTGGTTGCACAACGTAACGGCGTAATTAAAAACACAGGCGAGATTACGTTTGCGGAGCGTGGCGGCGAACACGATCACGCACAGCGCCTAACAATATGGCAATCACTATGACTGGATTCATGGATAACTATGTTGAC